GTTCATGGAGGCAATCATGTCAACTGCCTTCTTGTACGACCGTGCATCCTCGTCTGTGATAATGGTGTCTTCCTCTCTATCTGCATTGTACTGCCAGAAAGCAATCTCCCACGTGACTACTGTGGTGTCCTCGTTGCCGTACCAGATCCAGTCCAAGTACGTCTCGGCATTTTCCTTATTATGCGCTCTGGCAGTCACAGAACTGATCAAATATCCATCACAGTCACTGTATGAAGAACCGCTTAACTTGATTGGTTCGCATATGGGGTCATCTTCTATAGTGAAGAGATATTCCTCTCCCTGTATCGTAAGAATACCATCACCGACACGACCATCGCCCACAATACTGAGACCATTGTCAGTGCGAGTCGCAATTCCCATGCTGACTGCATAAGTCCAATCGAGTGGTTCATCCTGTTGATGGTAGTTGACTTCAACGGTAACTTGGCGAAACCTCGCACCCGTACCAGAAATGGTAACCTCTAGAGTTGGTGCTTCATCGCAAAGTGATTGCCCACTAGATCTGAGGTTATTGATAACCTGCGTGAATTGATCGAACTTTGCCCCAGCGCCACTTACTTCTAGACATGCAGTGGTTTGTGGTGAGATGGCAGGGTTGGAGTCAATTTGAACAGGGTTGGAGTATACTGTAGGTGTATGCGTTTCGTCTAGACATCCATTAAGTAAAACAATCGTCACAAATACTGTTAAAACTCTCATAGTCGACTCCCGTGACATCTGAGTTAATGTATTTGTTGAACGACACTCCGTGCGCCGCCGGAACTATTTAGGAGTCTGATGTTCCTGCGTAGAGTGAATCTAACATATCGGAGAACTGTTCGATCTTCCTGTGCCTGTCGTCCCCTTTCCAGTAAATATAGTCCTTATCACGGTCTGCCCGTAGATTATTCAACAGAGGTTGGATAGCAGCGTACACCTTGTCGAGTCGATCGCGTAGATCGCTTGACTCTGCGTCGGACTCTTGCAGTTTGGCGCCTGTTTCCTCTAGTTGGGCAGTGGTCTCTTGGATTACATCCAACTCGTCTAGGGTTACTGCTGTAAATCCCCAATCAAACCCTTCGTCAAACTTACCTGTATTGTTATCCGAGGTCATACCGGATCTCCTGTGTAGACCAGTATGCATTCAGAGATCATATCGTTGAATGAATCGTTAAACCCATCCATAGGGATCACTGCGTTATAGTCAGCGGGGAAAGACTGGTCTCTCCACGATATGTTTTCTGCGTTAAATAACTCTCGATAGAACAAATCAGATGGGGTATAAAGAGCAGTTATGAATAACTTGCCCGATCGGGTAGTAATTGTCGCCTCAGTCGGTGGCATGTCTGCTTCGGTCTCTGTGTACGGAAACCCGAACACACCTCTCACGGTTGCACTCTCTAGTGGGTAATAATCGAACACATTAGTCACTATTAACTTGACGTCGGTACAATCTTCGCTCTGCTGGTATCCAAACAGCACCATGATCTGTGCTTCACTGTGTGGGTATGCAAGGAACGGAGCGCCAGTGGGGTCGTTGCCGCTATTCCAGTTGTCTCCTTGTAAGTTCTGTGCCGATACATCAGCGGCAATCACACTCAGTATAGCAATCACAGTGCCTACAAGTACACACGCTAGTGCTGTCATCTTCATTAGTCGGATTCTCCTTGTTCGTTTAGACCACACCAGTTACAGGGTGCACCAGATTCGACCATGTGTTTACCGTTGTGGGCACAGTCGTGTACCCACATCGATAGTTCTTTCTTACCAAAGATCCTGTCCCAGTTAGAGTCTATCTTGGACTGGTCCTCTGGTCTGCGCTTGTCGCCTTTCCCATTCACAGGACAATACTCGAGGTCGCCTCGGTCCAACCTGTTGCAAGATCATCGTGAGTCAGTAACGTACAGACAATTGCTGTCTTGTAGAACGTCACTTCTTCAGGGTGCATCTCTCCAGTCATACAGACTCCAGGGGCAAACCCTTGTCCACCTTCCTGCGCTACAAACAAGCGTGGGCGGGATAAGGTAATTGCCCAGTCTGCGATCTCTTTGAGACGTCCTACGATCTCACCAACTGGGGTTACAACCGTTACAATATCTCCAACTTCATAATTCATCGTTATCTTCCTCTTCTATTTTGTTTTCGTACCATCGTGCAACTGCACCTATGAGGTCACTACGCTTGTGTGAACCTTCATCCTCAAGTATATCTAGCAATTCCTGTGCACCGTCCAATTTACCAAGAGCGTAGTGCTTATGACTTTGCAACGCCATTGTTATCCTTCCGATGTAGTATGCTGCCATCACAAGGACCAACGCGATCACTGTGTGTAGGTATGGGTCCATCCAATTCTCCTTGTTTGATACATTTTCCGCACCCAGTTCCTATCAGGTGGTGTTTGTCAGAGTCCATAGGTCTGACGCCTTTACAAATACAGAGATACATCCTGTTTCTCCCGTGCTGTTATTCTATGCCCGCACTCGACAATACTCTATTCTACAATAACTAGGTTGAAATGTCAACCTCACAACAGGTAATATACACCTGTGGCGATCAAACCCCAGAAGAGCAGGTTGATCAATCCATACATTAAGTAGATTACGAGGTCAAATTGGTGTCTCATATATTAAATCCTTCAGCAGATATTTTCTTACCAGATGTGCTCTGATCAAAGATGGGTATGTCAATCTCTCCGACCTTCTTACCATCTTTAATGTCGCCGATTAGATCATGCTCAGCATCCTCTACATCAAACAACTTCATCTTCGGTCGATCAACGCCAACTACAAACCTCTGATGCTGGCCAGGGTCACTATATCGATTCTTCAGTTGCTTCACCATGATCTGGTTGAGCGCCCGTAACTCATCATTGCTCACCAGCGCAAGCATAAGGTCGGCAGTCGCTGGCAATCCAAACGACTCACTGGTATCCTCCAGTCCAGGGTCAGACGAACCATACCCTGCTCGAGTCGTCTGAGTTGCTGACATGATGGGTATGTTGAACTCCACTGCTAACCCACGAAGTTCTTCAGCAATACTCTTGACGAGAGTATACGAATTCACACTACTGCCCATCTTGACTCTGGAACTGCCGCAGATGTTGAGGTAGTCGATGTACACGATGTCAGGTACGAACTTCTTCTTTAGTTTCAGTTCATTCAGTAACGCACGAAAATGACCGGAGTGTGCCTGTGATGTGGGGTACTCCTTTATGATGAGTTTACCATGCGTCTTAGCAGCGATCTTATCGACCTTTTTCACGAAGGTATCTTTACTCAGAGTGCTGATCTGGTCCAGCGAGGTGTCCAACAGATTAGCATCGATTCGCTCAGCAATCTTCTCCTCTGCCATTTCCATCGTGATATACAGCACGTTCTTTCCCTGAGAGAGCGCGGCGGCAGCACAATGGCACATAAACAAAGACTTACCAACGCCAGTACCCGCGAGGATGATATTCAGAGACTTATTAGGAAGACCACCATTAGTAATCTTATTCATATAGTCTAGGTCGAAGGGGACGCGCTCCTCCACTCTATGATAGAACTCATAACGATTTTCAGCGTTCTCAAGGTAATCATGACCAATGTTAGTATCAAATGTCACGGATAGTGCTTTCGACAGAATGTCGGGCAGCGCGTTCTTGGTGAGGGATTGGTGCTTACCATCGATGATGGAGATAGACTCCATGACAGCATTAAACAATGCTCGGTCTTGGCACCACTTCTCAGTATTATTAAGCAACCAATCAGAGTCGGTTGTCGTGTCTTTAGTGAATAGATCTTGCAGCACATCCTGTGCGTGACTGAACATCTGCTCTGGTATGGTAGAGTCTGACTCTTGTAGAGAGATACGGAAAGACTCAAGGGAGGGAATACCATTATACTTGGCAACATACTTCGCAAACTCTTTGAACAGGTGTTGGTGTACACCCTCGAAGTATGCTGGGTCCATGAAGGGGACGACCCTACGCATGTAAACTTCATTAGTGAAGAACTGACGTAGGATCATTGATGGCATATCAGTTGTCAAGGACTTTTTCTCCAGTTTCTGAATCGATGTACACTTGTCCTTCCGAACCGTGCATTTCTGATATAATATTGGCGATTAACGAGGACATGTAGTTGGCGACATCGAGGTCAGAGAAGACCGCACCATCAGGCAAGCGGATGACTTCATACGTGAACTCAAGTTCGCCCTTGTCAAGCATAACCTTGGGAAACCTAACGACCCAATCCTTGTATTCCCCATTGGTAATGATGACTGCCCATCGGTCAGGGTCATCGGAGAAATGTGGGTCGCCAACGATGATAAAGTTGTCGTACTCGGTGAGGTCGTGGTAAACGACCTCACTTTCGCCAAGGTACATGTCATCCAAGAAGATTGATTCCGCTTCTACAGAGTCTTGTTGCATCAATCTAGATCCAACTCAAGGTCCATAGACTCGCCACCGATCTGATAACCGTCACGGACAAAGTCTTTGAAGTCTGTCTCTGCGAAGATTGGACCCCAGAACTCTTCAGTCATGGTGTCTTTCTCTCGGAGTTTGCCTCCAACCATCTCGCCAGTCGATTTGTCAACTCGTACGTACCATCCATTGCTCGGCTTGATAACGAAACCACCAGCGATAGCAATATCAAGCAGACCACTGTAACGCTCAATGCCGCCATTCCAACTAACCGATACAGGAATCTTCGACTTTTCTCGTACATACCTTGACTTCTCCACGTTGATAATAAAGTCATATCCAGTAATCTCAGTGCCTGTCTTGTTCTGTCGACGACCGAGGATCCAGACGTTGTCAGCAGAGTACATGATGCCAGTACCGCCTGAGACGATGTCCTTCGGGAACAGACCGATCTCTTTGTAGGTGTGGTTGATTGCCAACATAGGTATGTTCTTCATACGCAGGTACGGAGTCGCCATACGGAACAGACCCTTCAGTGCCTTGGCACGTGACATATCAGCAACACCCTTCTCATTCAGAGCATCTTCCAGTTCTTTCTTGGAAGCGAGGTTACCAATAGAGTCAATCACGATGATGACATCGTCCTTGGCGTCCAACTCTTCAAGTTGAGAGATCATATCGAACTTCAGTTCTTCAACGTTGGTGATAGGAGTATGGAGTACACGGTCAGTGTCAATGCCAAATGTCTCGAAGTATGCTTGGGGTGAACCAAACTCAGAGTCATAGAACAGCACTACAGACTCAGGGTTAGCACGTTGGTATGCTGCTGCCATCAACAGGGCAAACGAGGTCTTGAAGTGCTTAGATGGACCAGCGAGGACAGTCAGACCAGAGTCCAGACCACCATCGATGTCGCCACTGAGGGCGACATTGACCATAGGTACACCAGTGTCGACTAAGTCGCGTGTTTGGAAGAACTTAGATGAAGACAGTTCTGACGATGCCTTGATCTTGCTGTTCTTTTTTAACTTATCCATGATCGACATTATGCTTCGTCTCCTGTGTCAGTCTCTAACTCTATCTTGGTGTCTTCGAAATTAATGTTCTGCTCTTTCTCTCGATCGTCGCGGTCATACTCTGACCGGATCTCATTATTCAAACGGAGAACCTCTTCAAGCAGAGGCATCTTGTCAGAGTAGTTGACAAACGCAGACAGATCTTTCGGGAAGCATGCGCCACCGAAACCCTTCTTACCATCTGGTCCAGGAACACGCCAGTGTGTGCCACCGATACGTGGTTCAGCAGAGACAGTACGGGCAACGACAGTTGGGTTGACGCCAGACCACTCTTCTTCTTTGCATGCTTCGTACAGGTTGTTGAAGAACATTACCTTGGTAGCAAGGAAGCAGTTGATCGCATACTTGATGAACGATGCCTCAGAAGGATGCACGATATGGATACCACCATCGTCTTCAGTGTTCTTTGGCAAACGCATGAAGGTGTTGAAGTGGAAGAACTCAATCAGGGCATTACAAGAGGCAGGGACGCCACCGAGTACCATGAACTTTGGATTAGCATACTCTTGGTCTGCATTGCCTTCGGTCAAGAACTCTGGTGCATAGACGAAACGACCGACTGCTTCTTCAGACATTAGTGTACGACACAACTTGTCGATAATGTTAGGAGTGACAGTGGACTTCAGCACGATTGCTGCCTTGGTGCCTCGAACCAACCTCAGCACTGAGTCAACAGTGACAGATGCGTCGATACGACCAGCACCGCCAACAGGAGTTGGGGTACAGACAAAGACCAGTGAAGGTTCTTGCTCAATTAATTGATCGATGGTGGTGCTGTAGTTTGGGTCAACGAGAAACCTCTCGACCTCGGGGAGCATAGATCGCTCAACCGCCTTACCAACGAAACCATGACCCACAACGCCAACAAGAGGTTTGTCACCCTTGCCATAGTCAGGATCAGTAGGGAAGAACTCAGGTGCTTTCTGCTGTTCTTCGTTTGGTGCTTGCTCAGACATGTATTTGTCTCCTATTCAACATACATCTATTCTACAGTAACGGGATCGTAAAGACAACAGTTTATTTCTTCCATATGAATGTTTGGTCGTAGAAGAAATATGGTGTCTCGATATTATTACTTACTCGAAACGCCAACACAGCATGGCGTGTCTCTCTTGTGTGGTAGTCGTGACCCATACATAGACCACCCTGTTTAATCTTGGGATACCATACTTCCATCTCTGCTTCAAGTTGTTCCCTGCTCAGGTGTGCATCGAAGAACACGAAGTCCATAGACTCATCTTCATACTGCTTTGATGCCTCGATAGTATCCATCTCGAGTATCTCTGCGCGGTCACTGCAACCAGACCAGTGGATGAAGTTCATGGCAGTGTTACGGATAAACTCAATCTGCTTCTGATCACGGACAAAGTCGCCTCCACCGATGTCATCCACGTAGGGTTCCCACTTGTCGACACCAATGAGTTTGTCCACGTTTGTGCAGACCTGTAACATAGTGCAGAAACTGCTTGCTTGGTACAACCCAAGTTCTACACCTGTCAGGTTTGGACCGTGGGCAGCAACCGCCAACAGGATAGACCTGTTGTCGGGGTAGGTGTTGGTGAAGTCATATGTGTCGCCACTAGAGACAGGAGCAGGAGTGTGGACTTCTGGTGCTCGACGACGGGCATGGTCGGTCGAAGACCCATAGACGTACTTAATCATTGGCAACTCCCACTGGGTAGACCTCAGAGATAACCTTGGCGCACTCACGGGCAATTGCCATGTGCTCTGCCTGTGTACCGTTCTCAGCACGTAGGTCGATGTAGTGTAACCAAGAGCGTAGAGTACCATTCATGTACATACGTGACTTGGTGTTGCCTTCTGGAAGGACACAACGTGCTTGCTCTTTGGCGATACCATGCGCAATTGCCCAACCGTATGCTTCACCAGCAGCAGCAATTACCTTCTTCTGTTTCTGGCACCACTCCTTCTGTAGTTCCTCATCGTCAATGACAACACTGTTCTGTCGGTTCTTGTCGTCCTGTAGACGTGCTTCACGCAACTCAAAAGGATAACCCATAGACTCTGGATCAGCATATCGCTGAGAGAACTCTTGGAAAGAGAACGATCGGTGGCGAAGTATCTGTCGCGCGATATCCCGAGTGGTGTCGATCTCTAGACAGAGGGACACCATCTCGAACGGACTCCAATGAGAGTTCTTGGCAAGGTAGGCAAGCAACCGCTCATTTGTTTCCGTGTTCATCTGCCCTGCTGGGTTTGAGACCCGAGCACAGTAGGCAACCAACTCTTGGATGTCCTTGGGCAACTCACTGGCGACAGGCGCACCCTGTGACCAACTGATTAGTTTTACATTCATGATTCACCCTCTTTTTGGTCGTGGACATATAATGCCATGAGTCCATAGTGTAAGACTTTCAACAAGTCGGCACGGTTCTTGCCTGCCTTCTTGCCATATCGTTGAGTGTACTTGATGATGTTACCCAACGTGAACCCTTCGCCATGACCAGCGTCGATAACAAACTCAGTGGTCTGTACCTTGTTCTGTGCGTAGTGTTCGCCATATGTTTCGTCAACATATTTCTTGAGGTCAGTGACTAACTGATCCTCGTTGTACTTGTATTGTATCTTCTTACTCACCCTAAGTCCTCATATGTGTTTGCGTATGCCCACTCTATTGCCCCACCTGCTTCGCGGGAGAGTGGACGGTTGTCGTACCAGTTACCAGTTTCTGCGTCAAGTTCTCGACACATGTTGGCGATTTGATCTTGTGTGATTGGATACTTATTCTTCACAGCGTTGCATGCCGTGGCAATCATAATGCGATACATCTGCGAGTACCAACCAGTTTCGCTCACGGTCTTGTACTCATCTGCCATCTTGTTCGGGAAGTACGGACAGTCACGATACCCAGACCAAGTGACGTTGCAGTTTGTCATAGAGTTCTTGCGGTGAGACAATACTTGCTCTCGCATCTCGGGTGACAATCGGTCAAGGAAAGAGTTACCAGTCTTCTCGACATACGGGTGCAGCAGTTTCAGTTTTCCAACAGACAGAGGAGAACCAGATTGCACATAGAAAAAGTTGTAAGCATTATCGTAAGTCGCCGGAATGTAATACATTCTTGACGCGTCTTTAGTTTGTTCGTCATTGAGGTCGCCGATTGATTTGTTGAGTGCAAACCAGAATGCTTTAATTTCATCTGACTCAACTCTTCGGTCAAGGTCGAACACAACACGGAGTTTAATCTGCTCTGGCTTCGAAGAAGCAGTACTGTAGATAACACAATTATTGCTTGCAAACCGATCGCGTATATCATCTAATGTTCCTTTGTAGTCATCAATGTCAACGCATGCCCAGTGTCCCCACTGCTCTACGTTCTTGTTGGCACGGGTAGTGCCTTCAGTGTACACAGCAGGACTGATCAACACAGCGTCTTGCTTCGTTGCAATCGGTTGTGTGCTCAGTGATTCCAACATGCCAACAAAACCTTCCCAAGTTTCGAAGTCCATGCGCCTGTGTGTGCGGTTATCGTAAGCGTTTTTAAAAATCGTCAGCGAATACATTACGCAAAAAAGTCCTCAAGTGACACTCTCTCCTCTGCTGACCAACCAATTGCTTCAAGCACTGGCAATACAACAGCGAGGAATGCCTTTTCAAACTGCAAATCATAATCCACATATCGGTGCAGACCTATCTCTTCTGGCAAGAAGTCATAGAACGCAACTACGTTTTCTTTGGTTGGGTTCTTTTTGTCAAGGTAGAGAAACTTGATCTTCTCGCCATTCTTGATAAGATTATACCTTTTCTCCAATGAGTTGTCAACAAGTGCCTTGTTGTACATCAGGGATGCACGCACGTGTATGGGACAACCTTTCTTGTAGATCGTCGCAGCATCACGCCACTTGCCTATGTCAGATACACCACGTGGGAATGCGATCTCGTGTGGCGCGAGACTCTTGAAGTGCTGCTTGAAGAGTTGTATGGATTCTTGTGTCTGCTTCTCAGTACCAGAGATCATCACCTTGAAGAGTCCTTTCAATGCATCACGACAGGAGGCAGGGGTTGAAGACTTGACTGCTTCAATGCCCATGATCTTCAGTTTAGGTTTAGCATACTGCACACCCTCGTTATTGTGTACGTTTAGTATGTAGCGTTTCTTTGCAGTCCATATACCAGCGTCAGCGATCGCCTCACGCCCCATCACCATCTTGTTTGAATATGCATTCATATATGCAGCGAGGTCGTTGTATGACTTCTCGAACAGGGGTTCAAACTTCTCGCGACCGATCTGGTCGATCACCTTGACTATCTGGGATGGGTCTTCCATACCCATCTTCTCAACAAGTACACCGAAGTTTACATACACAGAGTCAGTGTCAATCGCGATAACGTAGTCGAAGTTTTCAGTACCGACTATCTTGTTCATGTAGTCGTTTACTGCCTTCTCTGCCCAACGGATGGACAACTGCCCTGACATGGTAATTGCCTCTGCCATTCGGATATCGTAATACCTGAACCACCTGTTCCCGAGTGCACCATAGAGAGAGTTCATCATAATCTTAATCGCCATTTGCTGAGTGTCGAGTTTTGTTATCTCTCGTTCAGCGCCTGGAACACCCTTCTCAACTTCTGCCTGCGCGTCCAACATGTTACGCTTTATCTGCTTACGTTCAGCATACAACCCATCAATGATAGAAGGCAGTACACCACGCTCTTTCTTACTGAAGTGTGCACCGTTGGCAGCGATACAATCTTCTGGCGATACAGAGTCTGGGCGGGACATTTCTAGGCAGTTGTCTACAGTAACGCCAGTCGTTCGTGCAGGGACGATCGTCTCGGGCGACATATTGTACTGCATGATCAAGTGAGGGTACAGGGAGTTTAAGTCAAACGAAACAACCCAAGCGTGACGACCAACTTGCGGTGCCTTTACATAACCGCCACCGAACTCAACCTTGTTGTTCTCTTTCTTGGGTGGCACGACTGTCTTGCGCTTGCACAGTTCGCGGTAGATGTAGGTGTCCCAGAGTTGCGTTGTACCAAATGATTCTTGATAGTTACAACCACCCTTGTATGCTATGGTCATGGCAAGGTCGATCAGACCCATCTTCTCGTCGATCTTCTCGACCAGTTGTACGTCCTTGATGTTATAGTCGATGAACTTCTGATAGTCTTCCTTGTACAACGTGTAGAGGTTGCCGTGTTCCTCGTAGGAGAGTTTCTTCTCGCCGAGTACCACGTTTGCGATATGGTCAAGTTTGTACGACTCCTGTACACCGAAAGTGTAGACACCAAACTTCTGGAACAGATCCCAGTAGTCCAGTTGCTCAACACCAACGAGGTCATAGACCTGCTGTGTCCTGCCCTGCATACTGACTTGCTTCTCGCGTACAACACCCCAAGGCGAGAACTTCTTGTGACTGTCACCACCAATCATCCGTTGCATACGGTTGACAAGGTATGGGATATCGAACATACGCACGTTCCAACCAGTCACCACATCGGGACAGGTGTCCTTGGAGTTCCAGAACTGCACAAACTTCAACAGGAGGTCAAGTTCGCCATCGCACTTGATGAACCGTATGTCTTCTGGGTCTACGTCGATGTGCTTCTGACAGAGTTGTGGGTCATACTCATCAAGCAGTGCCCAGACATAGACAGTCGGGCGACCGAAATACTTGAGTGCGATAGACTGGACTTCACGTGCTGCTTCAGCAGGTTCAGGGAACCCATCATCAGACGCCACCTCGATATCGATGTTGGCAACCAACACCTGCGAAGAGTAAAACTCGACTTCATTGGGAAAATGTTTCTGGATGTACTGCGCAGCGAAGTTGTTGTTACCGTGTGCTTCAAGAGAGTCGACATACTCGTATCTCTTGGAGAACTCAGTCGCCTCTTTCATGCTGCCAAACGTCATCTCCTCAACACAGCGACCATCTAGGGTGCGCCAATCGCACTCACGCTTGCGCGAAGTAAGGTACATAACTGGGTTAAACTCGTCGCGGAACTGTTCACGGACACCGTCTTTGTATCCACGGTAACAGATGCGCTCACCGATACGTGAGATGTTTGTATAGAATCGCATTCAATACTCCAATGTTGGAGACATATTATATAACAACTAGATTGATATTACAAGTTCAACCATCAATGAAGATGAAGTCCCTGCGCATAGCGCCAGAAGCAGAGTAGTCGAGAGTCTCGTCTTCCATAATATCTGAGTAGTCTGGGGAGTTTGTGTTCTTGCTTTTTGTGAAATAGTATTGCTTGGCGCAGGGGTCGTACAGTGGACCGTGACCCTTTTGGGAAGATACAGGTCCAGCAGTATAGCATATCTTGTCAAGGTCGACGTTGTCTTTAGTCGGCATTAGAAAGGTTTGCCCTTCGCCTCTAAACCCAAGTTGTCTGCAATGAGTTATGATGCCCATTGGTCCACTGAACCGGAGGTCGTCATAGTATCCATTCTTTTTCTCGAAGAACGGAAAGTCTTCCATCAGGTTATACAACCAATTGGCGAATCGGGGAGACAATCCGTATAACTCCATGCATGCTCCAGGGAAGAAAGTGTCAGCACCCCAGAACATATCAAACATTTCTCGGAAAGAGTCTTCGTTGATCAGAGCAGCATCGTGCTCCATTATCATTAGTTCTTCGCCTTGGGCGATTCTCTTAACATACTGCATGTGAGAGTGCATAATGCAATTGTAGATTGGGTCGTCACAGAAGGTGCCACCGTAGTGTCTCGGGCGGCAATGGTCGGGTAGTTCAGAAACGTAGTGAGGGCAGTTTTCTTCACCCTGTACTGTTTTTCTATATCTTATGGGGAGTGTTGCGGGGGTGGTGCATTGAACAGGGGTGATATGGATCAAGTCTTCTACTGCTTTAAATGACTCCAACGAGAGATCCACATATCGCATTGATATTGGATTGTTGAAGTCACATATCATATAAGCATTAATCACATACCACCCCTATTATTTTACATCATTACAAGCATTATTGAAAGACTAGTGGAGACCCAAAACGCCAACAGTACAGTTTCCCATGCATCTGTCTTTGTGTAGATCCGAGTTCTAGTCCTCTTGTCGAGAACTTTCACGCTCCCTCCTTCCTAGGTTAAGTTAATTACTTTTTGGTACCTATGTTGTACTTTTGGCAAAGATCCCATTCGCTTTTTTCGCGATAAGAAACTATCTTGATCTGGCGCAGTGGTGCCTTGTCCTTTGCCTGAGATTGATCAACAAGGTTGACTAATCCCCAATCGCTCAACAACGTTGCGATTGTATTGCGTCGTGCCAAGTCTGACTCTTCAAGGTTCGCCTTTTTACCGTCCAACAAGAATAATTCCTTGAAGTGTACGATGAAGTATCGACCCTGCTTGTGTAGTATGTGGCAAGACTGGAACAGTTTGTTTTCTTTTCTAGAGGCGATGCCAATACGAGTTAAGGTTTCTCGCACTTTCAGGAAATCGTCCGGTTCGTTCAGTGTGACCTCGAGCATTACGCTGGGAGACCAGTCAAAAATAGTATCCATAACATATATATTCCTTGTGGGGTTTTATTCTTCTAATCGCAAATCCCTTATGCCAGTCTATTTAGCGTTTCCCACCTTTTGACATTTTAGACTTCATCTCCTCGATTTGATCCTTATCAATCAAGTCTATAACAGATTCTGCCTTGGCGTCAGAGTAACCATAAAACTCTTTGACCACATCGATATCAGCAACCTGTGCTTTCTTCACCCACTTACTGAATCTCTTGCGCTTACGAATCACGCCCTTCAAGAAATCATATTGAAGTCGCCCATCGATATGATGGTTTCGGTTCATCTCGTTTGCGAGCAGGACAGTATCTTGGAAGTATGAGAGACCCCTGTTCACCATGAAGGCAGGATACTTCGACTCGTTGTCTTCGTCGAGGATATCTTCCTTGCTGTAATTGATGCTGTTCAGTACGTCAAAGGGGTTCAATGTATTGTCTCCGTAGATTTGGGCAAGGACATCGCATGCTGGATATCTTTGTGCAGTGCATACGTCAGGTTGGCACCGTAGATCTTCTGCAACGCTTCTAACTCTTGTATCGTAAACGACATGAGTTCAGAGTCCACGTGATCCTGTACACCAATGAGTAGTTTATTCAACTTCGAAGACAGACCCACAGAGAAGTCAGAGTCTGCCATTTCGTTTTCCCAATCTTCCATTACAAACTCCCAAGCACGTGGCGTTTTGGTTTCCAACCGAGTGATGTCAGAACCATCGGGTTGGCAAGTGTGTGTTCACGTTCACCTGTGACCTCTTTGATAGGCAGGTCATTACCTGCCCAAAGAACTTCAGCGAGGTCTGGGACATACACTTGGTCTGCCGTACCAACATCGATAGCACGATGGTGGCATATCTTGGCGAAGTTATCTATACACAGAGAGATCGCCGAGGACACATCGTCCACGTGAGTCCAGTCTCGGGTGTGGTTAGTTAGGTACGAAACCTTTCTGTTCTCGAGCATTGAATAGAGCATGTCCTCGCGGGAGTTTGGACCATACACCGTGTGAAAACGGAGACCCAGAGTCAGGGCAGGCGCAATGTACTCCATGAACCACTTGGTCGATGCATACGGCGACAACCACCACTCGTACACGGAAGAAGAAGATGCATATACTACTGGGACATTGCGGTTGGAACAAGTAGTGAATAGTCTCTGCGAGGCAAGCACGTTAGTGTCCCAGTACAACTCAGGTTCTTCATGCGAGCGGCGAACACCTGCCAGAGCAGCGAGGTGTACGACCATATCAATGCCTTCGGGGAGAATGAATTCGTCCCTAATGTCTCGGTCATACACCACGATGTCATACACATCTTTGTACAATTCCAAGAAGCGACTGGCAATGAAACCCTTGCGGAAACTTCCACCGCCAGTACCTGTCAACAGTACCCTCATAATTTTATCCCTTTACTCACTTCACTCATTCTCTCACTGGTCGCACGACGTTTCGCCGACTCACTCATCTTCAAGGACGTCTCAGCACTCACACCTTTGACTCCTTTATTATACGCTATTTGTCCTGAATTAGCAACAGACATTTTGTCTCTTGTTTCTTGGGTCGGGGACATACGCTTGAACTTCTTACGACCTTCGACCCATCCAGATCCAGGATGCTCTGTGCGCCTCACGTTGTATGAACCGTCATTATACCATTTGGTAGACTTGACTGCTTGACCACCCATAGCGAGGTAGTCCTCGTCTGACAACCAATTTCGGTTCCAGAAGGCGTGGGGTTGTTGTGGACTGTAGTCCTTGGATTCGAGTCGAGATAGTATCTCGGCAACTTCTGTATAGATAGACATGCTGGTACTCCGTATAGTATTAGTGGGTATGGGAGCGCCAACTCCGCGATACCCATCTATTTATACAAACTCCAAGTTTGCCATACACTCCGTCATACACGCGACCATATTCAACTCAGCATCTGCCACGAAGGCACTTTTGAATTGATAATCTGCAAGGATAAGCACCAACTGTGGGATACTGTTAGGTGCCACACTGTCGCCCATGTTGTCGTAGACGCCACGGAAGATAGCAGCACTGTCCACGTCCATGTTGTTAGCAACACAAGAGCGCATTGCCTTGAAGTTCTTGTCCTTCAGGTGACCGAACAAGTCAGAGATGTTACTTGAGGTAGACTTACTCAGTACATCGAGTTGAAGTTCCCCGCCTCGCGAGTGACGTTGGAGTTCGTTGAGGATACGTCGCCAGTCAGGTGCGTGACGCATGATCAATTCAGCAACTAGGTCAGGACTTGAGACAGAGACACCCTCTTCCGCGAGGATCTTCGTCGCCCGTTGCATGAACTGACCACATAGCGCAACCATATCTTTCTTGGAGGTGTTGAACTCAACAACGCCACATCGCGAGTGGAGAGGTTCTATGATCTTGTTCTTGAAGTTACAGGTGAGGATGAAGCGACAGTTGGCACTAAACTCCTCGATGAACCCACGCAAGGCAGGTTGGGTTGACTGCGCATTCAGGTAGTCTGCCTCATCGAGGATGACAACCTTGTATCCACCTTGGAGGGAGACACTAGAGGCAAACTGCTTGATCTTACCGCGCAGGGTGTCGATGTTACCAGACTCCGAAGCGTTGATCAGGATGTAGTCAAGATCAAGTTCGTTGCAGATGGCACGTGCGACAGTCGTCTTGCCAAGACCAGCAGTACCAGTCAAGAGCATGTTAGGGATCTCGCCAGTGGCGACTATTTCTTTGAAGGTGTCCTTGAGGTGCTTTGGCAGGATGCATTCTTCAATAGTGGATGGTCTGTATTTTTCGCACCAAAGTGAATCAATCATTATAAATCTCCGTCATCAATGTATACATTATACTACAATTCCCGCTTCCAGTCAAACTGTATGTGGGGTATTTTCTTCCATTCTTTAGGATTGGCGTTTCTCCTCTGTATCATCTCTAGTATGTCTTGTATGTGGTTCTGTGAACGCTGTACGACTGACTTATCATCTGGGTACAAGGTTCCAATTATCTTATCATCTACGTGTACGTTTCGACCCATCCTGTCACAAGGCAAGTCAGCATCCATCAGGACAGGTTTGCATATCTGTTCGAGTCTCTCACGGAACAACTTGTCGCCCATGTGGTATCCGCGTATCTCCTCGTCATACCCACCAGCGTCAAAGAAATCCTCTTTACGCACGGCAAATATATTCCCAGGATCCCCGCCAAATACTCTACAGACGACGAACTCACCTTGTGCTTGCGAGACTTTGTCTGACAGTTCTTGAATAAAGTCTTCGTCCATTATCATATCGATGTCGTGGAAGAACAACCATTCATTCTTTGCCAGTTGCGCTGCTAGGTTTCTGGCACCGTGTGCATTGAACCCATAGTCCTCCTGTATTCTGTATAAGGAGATCCTGTCTGCCCCAACGATCAGTCCATCAGAGATACAATTCTCGACGATAGGTAATGCTGGGAAATCAGAGGAAGCATCGTCAACGATAATTACTTCATCGAACCAAGACAACCACTCATTGTGAAGCAATGCATATAGGCGGTGTGGGTCTTCGTAGTATGGAACACAGAGAGTGATCATACTTTACATACACTCACCGCTGAGCAACGACCACCGAAACCAAAACTGGTCTTGAGGAATCTGTCGTACTGGAGTTTGATTGGGTCTTGGGTGAAAACTAATCGCCCATCTTCAGTGAATGGTTGCTCGAGTCCAGCATTCCCAGGAACGACATCAAGTAACATAGACTCAGCACCCAATGCCAACTCGGCGAGGCAAGAAGCACCCATCATGTGACCAATCTGACCTTTGTTGCTGTAGAGGTATGCTTGTTCCAATTGGGATGACAGAACATCATACTCTATCGGGTCTCCGATAGAGGTGCCCGTGCCATGCCCATTCAACACAGGGTACTTTTTGGTTCCTGCTTGCTTGGTTGCCATGTTGATTGCTATTTTGCCACCGACGCCATCTGGGTCTGGAGAAGTTGGGTGTCCAGCGTCACTGGCAATACCTATACCATCGATGACCCAGCGGATATCTGCCTGACGAGCACGTGCCTTGTGGAGAGGTTCAATGACCAAATACACACTACCTTCTCCCATGACAGTGCCGTTGCGAGAAGCGTCCCACGGTCTAACCTCTGAGGTAGGACTGAGGGCACCAAGTTGTTCGAAGTAGTACATCGACACAGAAGCAGTCATGTGGTCAGTTGCGCCAACAATGCAACGATCAATGCCAGTGTCTAAAAACATCTTACCAATGGAGAGTGCTTGGACACCACTGATACAAGTTGCTGCGACCGACATGGTTGGACCGTGTATCTGGTATTTCTCAGAGATGAGATTGCCGAGGTGTTCGTTCGAACTACTGAGTAAAACCTTGGGGTGCACCTTAGTTGACACCTTTCGGGAGAGTTTATCAACCCAACCACAGTATGAGGTGATACCGCCCTGTATGGTACCGATGATAACAGGAGTGTCTTTGGGTAGGTCATCACCGCTTTGGCGTATCGCCTCAGAGACTGCCATCATACTAGTTCTGACAGTTGGGTCTGCGAACCGATAGTCCTTCGCCGAGATGTGCTGCCTTGCCTGCTCCTCTGTGTAGTCGGCATAGAACATCTTTGTGCTCTTGATCAACTCGGAGGATAGGTTATCGAAGGGGACGTTGTTCGGAGAGGATCCAACCTTCATAGCAAGAAGGTTGTTCATATTCTCTGTCAGGTTACTACCGAGGGGAGAGACAATCCCAACCCCTGTGACTGCAAGTTTCATTCAACAAGTCCATAACAAATAATAAAGGAGCAGTTTTCCTCTTACTCAGGAGACGGGACGCGAAGTTGAAGTTCTATTAGAGAAGACTCTTCAACGGTCACACCGACCAAGTCGAGTTTAAGGTCATCCTGAGACCGCGCTGCCCCGCGAAGGGACTCCGACACCAGAGCGAGTTTAGGGTCATCTCGGGACTGTTTGGTCGGGGATGTAGGAGTTGAACCTACGACCTTCCGCTCCCAAAGCGGACGCACTACCAGACTGTGCTAATCCCCGATAGTCTCAATCGAAATAATAGTATCCCGAATGATATCTTCGTGGACACCATTCTCCTGTACCACAACGATCCTATCACTGACCGGATTATCGTGGATTATCTCACCAGTCACTTCTAAAACTTTGTCTTTCTTCCAGTGCTTATAAGATACCCGAACCAAAACTTACTCCTAAAAAATGGTGTCGTCAGTTACTGACGGTATTATGTCAACTCAAATAACTGGTCATTCTCTTCAACGATACGTGTAACTTCTTCGCTGCTTATGTCCGCATTTGAGACCATCAGGGGCAGGAAATACTCCTCCAACTTGAGTTGTTCTTCTTTCGTAAACCGATCGAAGAACATATCCAGCATTTCATTCGGGTTATGCATAAACTTGCTGCTTGCACCGAACGAGTGTTTCTTCTCATACAAGTATATAGAAGGATCATACAACTGTGTATAATTCAGTTCACCATTGCCTGCCTTCAACTTCAAGGCACAGTTCATCTGAACGTCTACAACACAAGGCATAGTTTCACTGTACCTTGCGAGTTCAGCACCCTTACGACTATAACATACGATCCTGTCAAACCAAATGTCAGCAGTGCCACTAACAGAGGTTAGGCGGTGTAACCAGTACAATAGATCAGATGTAATGGGGAGACCAGCGTCGTGGATCATTTGATTTTGGTTGATTACACCGAGGTGTAGGATCAACCATCCGTTCTGATAGGGTAACCGGAAACGTTCACCGACCAAACCAAGAGCATCAATGTCTGGTTTGGCAAGCAGGGTATGGCGTATCCCACGGTGGCCATCAGGGAGGAGAAAGTCGTCACCATCTATCTTGATCAAGTGAGTCGCGTCAGTAGTCAGGAAATAATCAAGAACACTTTGATGCCCTTTCCCTGGACGACCATTCGATTCAGTCCGAACTATAGGATAGACGGTAGAGACTTCACTCCGGTTCAACTCTTCTACAAACTCTTCGTCGAGGGTGTTGACAATGATAACTACATCTTCAGGATCGACCGAAGAAACTGAATTAAACGCTCTTCCAAGGAGACGTAAGTTACCAGATGTCAATATTGCTGTCAGAAATTTCATAGAATGTCGGATAATCGCTTAGTCGTTTTCGCTGTGGAATTGCTCGCACATCTGAGCAATCTGTACGCACTGGTCACGAAGTTGTCCGATCGCAGATAGTTCTTCACCCTTCACTGCTCCGCGCTGACACATAGCGTCAATCACAGAGATGGTCGTGCGTGAAGCACGGAAGGATTGATCGTACATAGGACGAACGTCCTCAACAGTCAAAGTCTTTTTAGCAGTCATGTTATGCTCCATAGGTTGATGATTTCTCGAGGGCGATGTAGTACGATACACCCGCGACAGTGTTAGTGAATTTAGAGATTAGACGAGAAGAGATCTCAACGTCATACTCACCACCGATCAACTTCAGGTTAGCAATGTTCATCACAAAGGTGAAGTCGTCTGAGTCGAAAGATCCAGGCACAACAATCTCGAATGCGTTAGAGGTGCTGTCTGAATTATCTACAACAGTCAGTTTGATAGCACCATCAGATGCAGTAATTGTCATCTTCTCGTGAGATAGTGCAGCAGCAGCACGGCGAACTCGGTTCAGTGTACTTTCTGACAGAGTGAACTTGACTTCTGCTTCGGGCATAGGAATGTCCTTTGTAGGCGTAGTCAAGATGTTTGCATCACTGTAGAAGTATTTAACTGAAGAGAGACCAGCGCCAGATTGGACTGTCACAAACTCTTCGTTGAACTCAAGATCGGGATCGTCAACAAGACCAAGTACAGCAAGGAACTGGTCAAGTTCGTAGATACCGACAGTCTTGTCGAAAGACTGCTCAAGGTTAGCAACTGCCATGACGTTCTTCGCTTCAGCGATAGTCCGGATTACGTTACCTTCGGTCAAGATGATGTTAGGTTGAATGGTAGCAAAGTTCTTTAGAACCGCCATAGTTGAATCGTTTAGTTTCATATGTTTCTCCTCGTGACAACAGACTCTATTATGCACCAACGGGAATTGGATGTCAACCCCTCAGTGGAAATAATTTGTAGGATAATTCTTTTCATCAGGGTTCCTTGATGTGTCACTTAATTGCGACGTTAATATAGATTATGCTCAGTTAGATTAAGAAGTCAACTGGTCAGACGAAGTCTCTTCTGTCGACTCTTGTGCAACCGCTTCGTCTAACTTGGAGTACAAGTCAGAGAAAGAGAGTTTGGTCTCTTCGTCGAAACGGTTGGTACACATCTCGATCGCAGTCATACGGTCATTGAAAATCGTATATGCTTTGATGATGTGTACCAGTCGGCGAGTCGAGATGATCTCGTCTACGCCACCATCCATAAAAGTTTTACGGATAATATCTGCCCAGTCCACCAACTTGGCGATAAACTCGAAAGAGTCATCGTTGTCGTGGTCGAGGGATACTGCAACCTTCTCGAGAATCTTCTTCTCAATAGAGATGGAAGGGTACTGTTGTTCAACGGTCACAGGGAAACGCTCAAGGAACGCTTCATTCAAGATGTTCGTACCGATGAATCGACCGTCATCTGAACCCTGTCCCTTGGTGTTAGCAGTAGAGACCACGGTGAATCCTGCGGCGGGTTGAATGTACTCGCCAGTCTTCTTGATGAAGTAACCCTTGCCCTCAAGGATAGACTGCAAGCACATAACCTTGGCAGGGTTGGCGAGGTCAATCTCGTCGCACAGCAGGACTGCACCCTGTTCCATTGCTTTGATCACTGGACCTTTGAAGAACTTGGTGTCACCGTCGACCAGACGGAAACCACCAATCAAGTCATCTTCGTCGGTCTCGACTGTGAAGTTGACACGGATCATATCACGCTTCGCCTTGGCACATGCCTGTTCGACCATGTACGTTTTACCGTTACCAGATAATCCAGTGATGAACATAGGGTAGAACATGCCAGACTTGATGATCTGGTTGACCGTCTTGAAGTTGCCGAAGGGCACATACAGAGGGTCAACAGAGGGTCGGAGGTCAGCAGTGAATCCGTCACTGTTAGCACCGAGGGAAACCACAGGTTGAGGTGCTGCCTGCGCGACAGGCGCAGAGATAACAACCTTCGGGGCACGAGGCGCAGATCGGGTACTGCTGCCACTAGACTTGCCCATAGGCGGGAAATGATACTCGCCATTCTCGGCGACGTTGTTCGCATTCAGAATGCGATACAGGGAATTAATGCCATTCTGTTTGGCGACACGTTTGATCTCGTCTTTGGAGACCGTTTGGGGTTCATCACCCAAGATACCTGCGAAGATATCGACTAACTGTTGTGCTTTACTCATAATATAAACCTTTACTGTTTCACTCAATTCAGATACTATTATCGTTCAAATCACGTCCAAAGACAATACTAAAAAACTCCTGCAATATCAACAACTTACGCTACTGCCTTCACTATACTGATCAGCATGGCGCGGTTGCCAGCGTTGACCCGCCCAGACTTCTTGAATGCGCTTCGGAGTTTTGCTTTGCTCGACTCTGAAGTCACATCATTCATGGCAGAATCATTACGCTCCAAACCTTTGCCGCTTACAACGTACATGGTGTCATACCCTGACGCTTTTACCTCAACATGCTCGCCACGGTTAAACTTAGACCGAAGGGTTGCAGCATGATCATAGGAGTAACGTACACCAGAAAATCTAGAGGCAGCATGGACGCCATTGTTGGCACTCTTGCCAGAATACACAAAGTAACCCATGTTGTCAGATCCAGTGGCGTCCTTGTACATCTCCAAGAAACACTCGGTTGAAGCAGCAGACGAGGAAGAGAACTTGTATGTCTGGTTGTTGTATTCATTGATAACAGATATTTTGTTTCGACCGTATGCTTGCAATCCGTCTAAGTGTCGACTGAGTCGCGAATCTGGGGTGCTAGCAAAATCCTCATAGAGTGCAGTGTGAGAAGCGCCATCTGTCAAGAAGATAGTGTGCAACTTGTCCAGTCGGTTCTGCTTTCTGAATTCCAGTGCTTGAGGGATCAAGGTAATGATGCAAGAATCAAGAGGAGTGCCGCCCAGATTAAAGATATTTGAGACCACATCATTACGCAGAGATGCCTGCTCGTCATAAGTCAGTCTGCTGTTTGTAACTTTGCCGTTATAGAAACGACGATATGACAATGACTCACCGAACAGCATTAGTTCGCCAGCAATCGAGGAAAACTGGGTCTTTGACATCTTCTCGTTGAAGAGTTCCAACAATTGCGATTCTGAATCAGAGAGCAAGTCGCCAGCATTTCTGGGTTTGTCTCCCTCCGCTGCGCCTTCATGTAGGTAATCAATGAAACCATACACTCGGAAGGGGACGTTGATCTGTCGACAGAACGCTGCCATCAAGATGGTGTGCTGTGCAACTGCATAGAACTGCTCTTGCATAGACCCTGACATATCCAACATCATAATGAATCCGTGGTTCTTGCCTTCAGGCACAACAGAGACTTTGCGGAAGATATCGTCTGTGATCTTGTAGTTGTTCATCTTCACAGTGTCAAGCGATCCCGTGCGAGAGAGTTTAGTCCTCTGGTATTCAGAAGCAGACTTTCTCATCTCGAATTCTTTGACCATGGTTTGCACAGACTTCTTGTTGTCCTTGTACCATCTGCTGTAGAGGTTCGCTGCTAATTGCTTCCCGTGGTCACGGTGTTCTTGTGCTCGATCACGTTCACCATACCACCCGACATTTCCCTTGCTGAGAACGGACATGACTCTCTTGGTGTCGACTACTCGGTGGTCTGTGTTCTCTTTGATAAGTCGGACAGTGTGGTATTTTGTATATCCGTCGTCCACCTGTACCATATCATCCATGGCATTACGAAGGTTCTCGTCTGTCTGAGATGCAATATCTGAATCTTCGTGACGTCCACCTTCTTGACCCTGAGAATACTCTTCTTGATCGTCGAAGAGTTCGTCGAACTCGTCAGAAGATTCACCTTGACCAGAATTGTCTGAGTCATCCTCGTCATACTCTTCCGAAAGGTCTTCTTGCTCTCCCGACTCACCGGATGAATTAGATCCTTCAGTGTCTGACTCGTCGTCGTTGTCGTCGTCTGAGTCTTGATCACCGTCTTGCTCGTCTTCCTTATTCTCTTCTGCCTTCTGTTTCTCAGAGGCAAATAACTCTTCGGAGATTTGTACAACTTGCTCCCAAGTCTCAGCAGCATCAATGCGGTCAATCCAGACACGTTCTTCAGCAGCGAATTTGATACCAGAAGATACACCACACTTGAAGTAAGTGTTAATGCGGTCAATCAAACCCATATCATTGATGGTCTCAATGTCAGCGCCGAAGAATCCATCAGCGAGAAGTTTGCGGTACGACTTGATAAATGAAGAGCGCAGGCCAGGGTACTTTCGCTGGATCAGTTTCTCGATCCGTGCGTCTTCGACCACATTCA